CAGTGAAAGAGATCGCTGATAGAATAGGCGATAAGGTTCATCTAGACGTCTTCTCGTCGTTCGAGGCGTATGGGTGGAAGGAACGTGACCAACCTTACGAGGAAGTGTTCCAGTCTATTAGAGAGCATCCTCAGATGACCTATCATGGATTCCAACCTAATGATGTGGTGCGTGATGCATTGAAGAAAGCACACATCTTCGGATACCCTAATACATGGCCAGAGACATCTTGTATTGCTGCAATCGAAGCAATGAGTGCTGGTTGCGAAATCGTTTGTCCTAATCACGCTGCATTACCAGAAACGACTGGGCACTGGGCAAGAATGTATCAGTTTAGTGAGGATCAAAATACTCATGTAAATGTATTCGCTAATCAGTTGTTTGCAGCAGTTGAAGATCATTGGGACGAAAACAATCAAAGAAAACTGGCATTCGCCAAAAACTGGACTGACAACTTCTATAACTGGGATCTGCGTTCAGCAGAATGGACTAATCTTCTTCAAAACTTGACTTCTAATTAAATAACAGGCATAATATAGTTTCAATAATATTGGAGAGATGCTATGGCAGAACGAAAAAAGATAAGGCGTGCACGCAAACCAATGAGTCCTGAGCAAAAGGAAGCAGCAGTTGCACGACTGGCAAAGGCAAGGGAAGAACGAGCGAAAAACAATCCACCAGAGTATAAGTCTATTCACCAATCAGTATTAGATAGAAGCGACGAAGATCCACTTAATATGAAGAACGTTAAGCAATGGATCAAAACTCAAAGAGAACTCCTTGCAGTAGCAAAGGCAGAAGAACGCAAAAAAGTTGCTGGTTCAATATCGAAACTCAGAGGCATACAGGGATACATTCGCAATATGGAATCATACCTCAGAACTGGCGATTGGTCTAATCTGTATTATGGAGAATATGAAGATCAGTTGATGAAAAATATATGTGTTAGAATGGCGTATGACGAAGAAGGATATCCTAAACGATCCGTCCATACATACTATGCTGACATAGGTGCTGAGTGGACTCACGAGATGGATAAGGAAGATCGTGCAAAACGAAAAGGATGAGATCAATGTATATTGGTCGCCTGTTCCTCCAGAATCTAAAAGAAAATGGGAATATCCAATACACACATACTTAGAACCATCTTTATCTTATCGTAATCTTGCAAAGATTAAAGTTGATGGGGTAACCGATTTTAAAAAATGTCCTGCTTACATCGATGTTCTAAAAAATATGTACAATTTGCATTTTGCATTTGATTATGATCTACATATAAATTGGGACAATGAGACAACACATACAACTCATTTAGATCAAGAAGCATTTGAAGATCACGTTTGGGTGAGGTCGTATGAAAAAAGAATGATTACATTTATTAATCCATATATGTTTTTTACTGATGAAGATTCTTTGATATTAGAAGTAACACCTGCGTATCTTTCGGATAACAACTTTGTAAAAAGCACCACTATAATTCCAGGAAGTTATGACATTGGTAAATGGTGTCGGCCACTTGATTGCACTTTTGTTGTGCATGACAATATAAATTATATTCATTGGAAACGTGAAGATCAATATTGTCATGTGAAGTTTAAAACAGACAAGAAAATAAAGTTAAATAAATTCTCTTATACTAAAAAATTAGACTCGATTGTTGAAACACTAATTGAATCGAGGAATGATAAAGAAAAGTGGGATGGTAAATGGGAACATTATTACTCTCAACTTGAAAACACTAATATAAAAAATCACATATTAACCGAAATAAAACAAAATCTATTATGAAAAAAAACATTGTAAACCTTAAAGATAAAAGATTAGCAAAAGAGTTAGATGATATCGATTTACAAATACAGAAGATTAATGACTTGTTGAATGCACTATTAGCAAATTTAACATTGATGTTGGAGCAGTATGGATTAGAAGAGAGAGATGAGAACTTCTCTAAGAACTTCTACTATGTTGCAGAAGCACTTCGATCATTAGTATTGTCCCACTTCAAGATTAATCACCCATTCCAAGAAATCGTGGAAAAGTCGGTTGCAGTGGAGTGGGATGCTGAAAGAAACAGTTGGAATCTAAGGTGGGACGAGTTATTTCTTAAAAAACTTGACCTTTTAGATAAAAACGAGTAGAATAGAGAGTATCAAATAAATTATTGGAAAAAGAATGCTCATATTAGACTTGAATCAGGTTATGATTAGTAATCTGATGGTATCTCTGAATCGGGAACCAGATGTAAACGAGGACTTGGTAAGGCACATGATTCTCAACTCAATAAGAATGTATCGGCAAAAGTTTGCTGCAGAGTATGGTGAGTTGATCATTGCCTGCGACGATAAGAACTATTGGCGCAAGGACATCTTTCCTTACTACAAGGCACATCGTAAAGAAGATCGATCTAAGTCTACTCATGACTGGAATAAGATATTCGAATGCTTGAATAAAATACGTGATGAACTTAAACAATATTTTCCTTACAAAACAATTCAAGTAGAACGTGCAGAAGCAGACGACATTATTGGTGTGCTCACAAGAAAGTTTGGTGTGTATCTAAATAATAAAAGCACGGAAAAAGTTTTGATACTTTCTGGTGATAAAGACTTTGGTCAACTGCAAAAGTATTTAAATGTTGATCAATACAGTCCAGTGTTAAAGAAGTGGATACGCATACAAGATCCACATCGGTTTCTTCGTGAGCATATCATGAAGGGTGATAGAGGTGATGGTATTCCTAACTTCCTATCTGAAGACAGCACTATCATCAGCAAGAAGCGACAGAAACCTTTGGCATCTAAGAAACTGGATGCATGGATAGACTTAGAACCTGAAAAGTTTTGCGATGATCAAATGCTCAAAAACTATCGAAGGAACGAAGCATTAGTTGACTTGGAGCAAGTGCCTGATGAGGTATCTGAGAAGATATTGGAGCAATATGAAAACTGCAAACCTGCGAAGAGAAGTGGTCTACTAAACTACTTTATTAAAAACAGACTGAAAAACTTAATGGACGTAATTGGAGAATTTTGATGAAACTATCATTTTACGAAATATTTGAACAAGTAGAAAAAGCAAAAACTAAAAAAGAAAAACAAGATGTCTTGCGTAAATATAGTGGTGCCCCACTAAAGCAGATTCTTGGAATGACGTATAATCCAAATGTCAAGTGGTTATTGCCTGAAGGCAATCCGCCATACAAACCACTGGATTCTAGTACTGATATGCAAGGCAGACTAGAATCAGAGTTGCGTCGTTTACATTTGTTTGTAGAGGGTGCAAGTGAAACTTCAAAAAATCTAAAACAGATTCGACGTGAGCAACTGTTTATAGAATTGTTAGAGAGCATTGATCCAGGAGATGCTAAGGTATTGATAGGAATGAAAGACGGTAAATTACCATTTAAAGGATTAACACGGAAACTGGTAGCAGAAACGTTTCCTAATTTATCAACTGATTGGTGAATCAAAGATAGGAGTCTATTGTGGGTAAAAATCGCAAACGATTCAAAGAGTATATTGAAGAAACTGACTTTCCAAAAAAGAAGATCAAAAAAGAAAGTCGCCACAACATAAAGAATCATTTGAGAAGTTTAATTGATGAAGAAGATTGGGAAGAATTAGAAAATGAGCGACAAAATAGCATTCATAATCGGGAACGGTAAGTCTCGACAAGCAGTAGATCTATCATCCCTTGTTGGTAAGGGAACTATTTTTGGATGCAATGCTCTGTATCGAGAGTTTGAAGAATTCAATTATCTAGTAGCAATAGATGATCGAATGATAAAAGAGTTGAGTTCAGTTGCAACTTATGAACAAAACACTTTATACCTCGTGGGCAAATGCTCATTCCACCTGAAGACGAGCGATGGGAGTCTGCTGAATACTCACCGCAACGTCGTCGTTCTAACGCAGGTATGAATGCTATGCTCGAAGCAATTCGTAGAGAACATAACATACTCTACTGTTTGGGATTTGACTTTATATTGGAAGGAGAGAAATCAATTGAAAACGTTTTCGCAGGAACTAAAAATTACGAACCTAATACTCAGTCTAATACCTCTGATAACTATTTTCGTGTCAGGTATTGCGATTGGTTTGTCAATCAGCATGAGCATGTAAAGTTTGTTTTTGTAATACCAGATAATGTTGCTACAAAACCAATGCAGTCAGAAAACATTATTGGTATGAAAACATCTACATTCTTGAGTAAAATTGACTAAATAATTATATCGTTCACCCTTTTGGGCGGAAGTAGACTACTTAGTCGAAGGAACGCATTATCATATCGTTCATCTCGTAAGAGACGGAAGTAGGTAATGTTTACCGAAGGAACGCACCTAACTTTAAAAAGGAGGGTGTTATGAACTTGTGGACACAATACTGTCGGAAGCAAGCAAGTAGTGATTACAGAAAGCAGATGTTTGCTTGGAATACTCTGTATCGCATGCTGGAACTAAAAACAAAGAAGGAATAAATTATGACATTTGAATGGGGAATCATCTTCTTAGGATCGTTTGCAGCGTGTGCGTACTTCTCATACAACACAGGATTTAAAGAAGGATCCACGTTTGGAATGGAGACGATACTCCAAAACCTTCATGATAAAGGTCTTATCGAACTCGACGAGACCGAAGAATCATAAAAAATCAAACTTTCTGAGTTTTCCCTGTAAAATCAAGGACTTATAACCTATTGATTTTACAGGGTTTTTCAAATTAATTCAAAATAATTTGTAAGTCATTGATTCTAAAGGAAATTTAGTTTCAAAAAAAGCTTTACTTGTACCCTGTTATGCCGTATAATGTCTGTATTGATTGAGAAAACAGGAGAGAAATATGAAAATCACTACTACTGACATTGAACTTTTTACCGCTAAAACTACCAAGATCGTTGATGATGTATTGACTGCTCGTGGTTTGACAAAAATGTACCACTCGTGTAACGCTAATGAATACAATATTAATTGGCACTCAGGTACTATGTTTGTCAAAGGTGTGAGTTTTCCTGATATGATGACGGTTAAAGATAGCGTCGAAAAGTTTACTGATATGACGTTTTGTAGAATTGGCAGAAGTAATGAATTTGCCATTGACTTTAAATAATTGAGAGAGGAATATATTATGAATTTATGGGTTGATACTTATTCAGTAAATGCAGATCGTGGTGAGATGGAACTTGATCCAGGATTTAGATTGGAAGAGCACACGTCTGAACTCCAGTCACAGTCAACAATCTCGTATGCCGTCTTCTGCTTGAAAAAAAAAACAAAA